CATGCCTAATGATCAACTGATTTGATCCACTAAGAGACAATGGGCTACGCTGACAATAGTCAAATCGCGTCCCACTATACCATTTTACTGCAACTTCTGCAGTTCCATCACTCCCTTTGGTCAAGACAATACCACCACTAGCCAGCTCCTGAGTTTCCCCAGCTATCATTTTCCTAACTTGCGATGGATCAAGAATGTTGTAACTAGCTGAAACCGAAGTTCCTGCTGTTTGGTCACCACCTCGTGAAACGTTAAAGGTATCCAAAACTTGTGGAACCGTATTGATGTCTGAGCGAGCCAAAATCTTCAACCTACGACCTCCTTTTTTGCCAACGAAGAGTGGTTCGATATATGACCAATAACTATGCTTCAAATTGTTACACACATCAGGTCCAAAAGTGTCCACACCTTGAGGATCAAATCCAGGCTGATAAGGAGCTTGAACATTTCGCACAAACTTCAGCACTTTGGGGTTGTTCGCCGCCGTTTCTGTCAACCATGAAAAAGTGTAATCATGCATGTATCGTTTCAACAAAGTTCTGACACTACGAACTCTCTCTCCCATGCATATCGCGACGACATCATCATGGGGAGCGGTGTTGCCAAATGAATACCTCGTCATCGAATCAAATGGTTGTTGCTCCCAACCACTCTGGGGCTGAGGAAAATACGTGCTATCAAAGCCCTGATAATCAGGTGCCCAAAAATCCATATCCTCACCCTTCACGAACACCTGTAAGTGAATGGGTAACGTACTATTTGAGCTATCAACAAGGTCATTCAAAACATAGACAGTCAAATACCCATTGTCGTATGGTTTGTATGGACAAACGGATCCAACAAAAAACCTAGGGTCACCTAAAGCTTCCATACACGTCAATGCAGGTTTATCAGAACCCCAACCAATTTTAACCTCAAAATCTCTTGTTTCAGCTATGTCGACAACCATGGAGTTTGTGAGATTCGATTCGGGGTTTACTGTTGCTACAACAGGATCCCATACAACCAACAAACGCCCTTTGTGAAATTTGCTTGCGACCACACGAAACCTAAACACCATATTTCCGCGCCAATAGTCAAACATTCTTCCTAAATGTCCACAAGGTGGAAACACAGTGCCTGTACCAAGAGTCCCGGCACGGATGGCAGTTTGACACACAAACGGCGAAACAGGCATTGAACAAAGAATCTTATTCGCTGGATCCTCTGCGGTCCATGGTGCTCGTCCAATGTATGACTCAATACCACATATATAATTGAGGTCCATTTCATCTGTTGAATCCAATCCAACAGTTCGAGGATCGATAGTAACTTCGTGCTTTTGAGTAAGCGCCAGAACATCACACTCATCCTGTCCATCTCCAGTACTCATGGAATTAAACATTTGCTTTCTCACACGATGCGGCTCCTGCAAATGTGTTGGCTTGCTGTATCCCATGGCTGCTGCCATTGAACCAACAGCATTGGCCACCTGCTGTGTGGCCAATGCAAAAGGTCCTATGGTGGGCATTGATGTTAGCTTGCTAGCTACACTAGCAACACTCGTGGCCATAGTTGAAACAGGCTTTCGTGAGTACTCATCACCACTCTGTGCAGTAAGCCCATTCATATTAACTGCTGTAGGGCTCGACAAAACAATGTCGTCTACCCAAGCATAATAAGTAACACGCACGGACCTTGTTGAACTCTCATGCGCCAAAGCTGTAACAACGGTAAACCACAATCTACCTAACGCATCCAATGCGGCAGGAGTAGCATCAGGCAAATGCATAGCATCGTAGTTGTACAAAAAAGGTAATCTCATGCAACCTCCCTCATTTGTTGTTGGCTCCAACCACAGATGCAATCGCTGTGAAGCAGGGACTATATCTAATATATTGTTGGTGTAGGTCCTTATCCGTTGATTGAGAAACGCTGGACAATGTGACAATAAAGCAGATCCCCAATAGAACTGGTTACCGTTCAACAACACTTTGACACACAATGTACCTGAAAAGTTCTTATAGTTAGTTAAACGATTAGCAACTCTTTTGTTTTTCATCCACAAATCCCAAGGATTAAACAGCATGTGCTGATTTGCATCACCAAATATCCAATTGTGAGTCCAAATGGGAACAGGCCGAGCAAAAAACTCCCTGATATCCATCGATGTCTCATGAGTATACCTCCTGATGTCATCAGGAGCATCATTTATCACTTCCTCAAATCCTGGTTCTTCATCAACAAACGTTGTAATCACCTGTTCACGCTCTTGTGATGCATGTTCAGTCTCCACTCCAGACTGAGGAAAAAGCGGGTCATCCAACCCTAACAGAAATTGAGCTTCTGCTAAGCTACAAGGGTCCAAAATTGACTTCGTGCAAGGACCTGAGCACCAATTGTTGTTTTTGTTAGTTTTATATACAATATACAAGAGTACTAATCTATATACAAGGAGCATTTACATTGCTGGAGGGCTTTACTTTGCTACAGTCGGCCAAACTGGCGTGTTTAACGTCCCGCTGGACGATAAGAAACGTGCTACAACCAAATTGTAACACTTTCTCCTCAACTCCTCCTGTCTGTGGGGCTTCCTTTGAAACCTACGAAATAGCCTCTTACCCCACAACTCTTCGATCATGCATTGTGATCTCCAACACACAAGACCAATATCTTGACCAAGCAACATCTTCCAAAAGCAAACAATAGGATTTATGCACAACAACTCAATACAAATAACAATGCACGGAATAATCACCATCTTTTTGTTTGGATTTGCGCACTCCATGAAAAACGCGTATGCAAACATGCAAAATCTGTGAAACAAATAGGAGACAACATATCCATAAAAAGTG